CAAAGACATGATGCCCCAAGCTTGGAAAAATGGGTATCTGGTTGCTGTCGACAGCCTCTGGTTGTCGAGTGATGCCGACCAATCATCCACGAATGGAGCCTACAACATCTGCATAGTGATGGAATGCACCTTAGAGAATGCAACCCAAGCAACCAGCACCGCCCTTGCTCTCTCCCAACAGTGAGGGAGTAAATATGGCTCACACCGAACCCTGCGCTACTTGCGCGGCTATCGAAGGTATTCTGATCGGGCGCGGATTATCTCAGAGCACAGCGCATGAAGTCGCATATTCATCACCCGTCCGCAAGACAGCGAAGAAAGCCAGGCGCAAGGTCGGGAAATATCAACGAGTCTTCGGCAAGAAATTGAAGGCTCTCAAGGCAAAGCATCCGAGAACTGCCGCATCGAGCTTGATGAAGCGTGCTCACCGTGAAACAAAGAGGGCGATGAAATGAAGAAAATAGGCGAATACACAACTAGAGGTCGGGTCGACGATCAGACCGTTCAGCGAATCACCCTCTTCGATGGTCGATTTGATACAGGTTATAGGGTCGTTCAATTCGATGTATTACCTTCTGACCCAACCAACTCGGCCGGCGATTGCGTTGGAGTGTTAGCGACGGAATCATCCGCCGCTACTGAAGCATGGAATCTGGGCGACCCACGACAAATTGCGTGGAGTGCCACCCGTGGAGGGCGTGCAGCGCCTGAAGATGGCGTGAACGTCGTTGACCCCGATAACTTCATCGTTGAAGATTTGTTTTTCATTGGGACAAATGACTCAGGCCAGGACCTAAACTACTTCATCAAGATGGAGAAATACGATACGACCGATTGGATGGGTGCTTTGACGATGGTTCGCAACTCTGCTCAGTCTTCTTGAATCGGGTCATGATGGATTGAACCATCGAGGTCCTCGTTCATCTCTTCGATAATCCTTTCAAACATTTTGAAATGTGCGTCATCAATGGGGGTTCGATAGGTCGATTCATTGATGAAAGAAATCAATTGACGTCGATGAGTCGCGATATTACCTCGGAGTGAACCAATCATCAACACGTTCGCTTGTTGGCGTAGCACTAATTCGCCACAATCGGCGAGCAACTCACTCAGCATCCGGCTTCTGGATCCCTTCGGCCACTGTTCCCAGACTTGACCGGCCTCTAGGCTGAGGGTTGCGCTGATGAGATGCTTCATTCGTTCCTCTCCTCCTCGCTCGGCTCGCAATCACAGAGCCAGAAACCTTCATGCTGCCAATACAACACACTCTCGCACCATATGCAAATCATTCAATCCAGCTCCTGAATCTCAGATTCGTCCATCAATTCATCCCCGCATAGGGTGCAAAAATAGAAGCCGTCATGGAAATCGGCAATGGCCAGGCGTAACTTGCAGGTATTGCAGGCCATCATTCTTCATCATCCTCACAATAACAGAATCTGGAGCTTGCCCATGTGCCAAACATCCAAACGCATCGGTCACAATTTATTGCGGCCTTCATTCGCTCTCCTCCATCGCGTGTTCGATTGCTTTCACTATTGGGGCCTCTGATCCATAGGTATGGATTGCCACCGTCCAAGCATCCTTCAGATGCCTCTCGATCGATGCTCTGTTTATCTCTGTCTGCGTTCGCATTGATTCTGGTAAATCCCCTTTCATATATTATATTCACTATTCCTGACCCATGAATTCCCTACTTCTTCTTAGGATGGCCCCCTTTCCGCTACTGATGCGCGGTCGGGCGTGGCCCCTTAGCCCGAGGGTTGGGCTAGGCACGCATCCGGTGATAAGACATCAAGATTAACGGCGAGATAGGGCCCAATTTCCAGATTCCGGAAAATCATTGTCCCTGGACATGTTCATAAACCGGAAATGAGACGACAGAACATGGCAAAGAGTGATGCATTCTTCATCCGAGCGAAATTAGATCAGAGCGGGGCAACCTTCGTTGACCAAGAAATTGACTTAGGTTCATTCGTGAATCTGGGAGTTAGCAAATCAACTATTCTTCGCATCCATGCCATCGAGGTTCAGATCGCCGATAAGGATGCACCCGAGAAGGGGCCATTTACGAGCGGCGCCACAATGAACATCGGTTGGGACTTGACCACTCAACAGCAATCCACCCTTGTTCATCTGAATGATAAGTCAGTTATCGCATCAGGCCGCTACATGATCGCCGAGTCGACCAACATTGATTTTGATTCCACTTTCAAAGACATGATGCCCCAAGCTTGGAAAAATGGGTATCTGGTTGCTGTCGACAGCCTCTGGTTGTCGAGTGATGCCGACCAATCATCCACGAATGGAGCCTACAACATCTGCATAGTGATGGAATGCACCTTAGAGAATGCAAC